AAAAAGTAAAACCGTCGTATAAATTGTGAGCACACTCACCATTCTAGGATGAACAAAATTAATTGTTCATTTAAAGATTGTTGGTCTGGACATCAGATCTGTACTATACCTTTGAAGGTTAGTATAAGATGTCCAGAGACCTCTGCTTACGCCGTTGTGGGGAAGGTCCCCACTCTGGCCCCCATCAAGGAATTGGGGGGTGACAACGAAAAGTCCGTCGTTGTCTCTCTGGTTGATAGGACAAATGCCCTAATTCGCGGACTGCAAATTATTCTTACCCATCATAGGGTGAATAGTGCAGTAGGCGTCGCCTTGGAAGACCAAGTGCATGGTTACTTAGATAGTGCAAATAGTGAATCGGTTTGGTTGAAGCGAGGAAAATTCCTGCTCTCCTACCCATTCTCTAAATATCTTCGTAACGAGTTACCAGAGTTGCCGGATTGTGGTCCCTTTATTCCTAAAGGCCACCTTCGCTCTTTTTTTAAGAGCCGTCTAATCAGTTACAGTAGAAAGAACACACATTTGTGGTTCTCCTGGCTGCAGGCGAAAAGATCGTGTTTACCTGCTTCGCAGGACATGATTAATGTTACATATGATAAGCATTTTCAGACACTTACAAAGGTGGATGATGCTGATGATAAAACTATTAATGCGATAATGCATAATGAAGATTTTATCGATCATTTGGATGTTATTCGTGGTAATATGAAAAGTTTTCTCTTAAAGGAAACTGAAACATATACAGATAAGACACCCTCACTATCCGCATCGTTTGAGTCGTCAAGATCCGCCGGAGGTAGCTATAACGAACTTAATAAGATCGTTAATAACTGCTACGGTTCACATCCGACTTGGACGTATTGGGAAGGTAATCCCCAGTTTTGTGATAATTATATCGAACAAGACGGGATACCGGTTAACCCAAGTTTTTGGCTAGGCCAAAACTCTGATCTGGTAAAAATGGAGTACCGTAATATTACAGTGCGTAAAACTAGTACAATTCGACATAGTGTAGTCGAGATTCGCTCGCGCGGATCTCTTGAGTCACAAGTCGATTGGAATGAGGAGCTTAGAAAGAAACGTTACGCGTCAAAGCGAAATTTTCTCTGTCAGTTGCCTAAACTTGACGCTAAGATCCAAGGGATCGTGGAACCGATGAAGGTTCGGGTAATTTCTAAAGGCCCGGCTGCTGAATACTACGCTATGAAGCAAATTCAGCAGGCTCTTCATACGTCTCTACGGGGGATGAAATGCTACCGATTAATTGGTAGACCGCTATCACCAACGGACATAATGGATCTCGATGATGCCCCTATCCGCTACGGGTTAACCGGAACGGAGGAGTGGATATCAGTCGATTATTCTGCCGCAACGGATAATTTATCTTGGAAATATTCTGGAAAAATTCTAGACTATTTAATACAAGATTTACCGTTGATGTGGCAGAATGAAGCCAGACTTGTCCTTGGACCTCACACTTTAACCTACCCAAAAGAAAATGGGAAGGGGTATGAAGTGAATCCACGAGGTGTGATGGAGCGTGGTCAATTAATGGGAAGTATACTTTCTTTTCCTATATTGTGTATAGCCAATCTTGGTTTATACCTACACGTAACCGAAGCTTACCAAAAAGATTGGAAGCAGTACGAACGTTATAATAGTGTATTAGTCAATGGTGACGATATGCTCTATCTTGCTCCGAGAGAACTCTTTTCTATGCATATAGATGCTGGAAAAAAAGTTGGTCTCGAAATGACTGTTGGTAAGGCTTATCATCATAAGTCCTATACTAATGTCAATTCAACGTGTGTGATCTGTCCAATTGGAGGGTTACCATACCAAATTGACTTTCTCAATACCGGTTTGTTCCAAGGAACTAACAAAGTGATGGAGAGAGTATCTGGTGAAAAAGAGAAAGTAGAAAAAGAACGTTCTGGTGTTGTTACAGTGTTGAATGATTGCCTTTCGGGATCATTGCCAGGTCGACAGAATAAACTGCTTCGACACTGGTTTAATACAATTGGGAAAGAGAGAATAGAACAAGACACTTATGTCACCCTACCTACAGGAAGATTTTTTAGAAATATATTTCTTCCAATAGAGCATGGTGGCATGGGTGTTATTCCTCCCATAGGATGGAAATTTGTAGTTTTACAAAAAGATAGAAAATTTGCACAATTGCTTATTGGTGATCTTTGTAAAAATCTACAACGAGTTGGTGTACAACAATTTCCAGAACTTTCACGAGCATCTTCTGATGTAATCATTCCAGCAGTTACTTTTAGCGCTGAAACGGATACTTGCCTTAGAGTACGGATGAGGAGTAATGTAAAATTTACTATCCCTCGGTACTTTAGCACAAAAAATCTTCGTCTTCCTCACGCCTTTGTTACTAACATCCCCTACCCAAAGGGTTATGTCGCGTAAGATGAAGTGGGCATTTAGGAGTGTACTAATACAGAATGGGTAATTATTGTTTGTGGTCCAGTTCAAGACGTTAAACCGAACGGTTGGTAGGTACCCTTAACCTACTATGGGGTCTATATTTTTATTACCTAAAACGGTGCGATCTAGCTTAATACTTCCGTACCAAGTGT